GACTGGGTCTGGGCCTTGGCCGTGCGCATCGTGCAGCTTGTTTTTCTGGTGTGATGACCTCGCCTCGGGCGACTGTTCCGAATAGGTCGGGCAACAGCGTTCGCGGAGCGCTGTTGCCCACTGTGCCGCTTGCAGCGCGTCGTCGCGCGCTTTCGTTTCGATTGCTGAGCCGGTGCGCGTTTTTGAAAATGTCCTTCACGGGAAACGCCGTCGCGTCAGGAGGCGTAAGATGCGCAAACCTTGCTGCAGAAGGTCCGCCCGGCGCGGCGGCCAGGGATCAGTTGGTTGATTGGGCGAGGTGTCTTGGTTGCTTTCTTCGTCCAAATGCTGTGCCGGCACGCCTCGAACACTGCCGGGTACCGTCGCGAACGGATTTCCGCCCGGCGCTTGCGCCCAGCTCGGCAGGCCTGCGGGCTGCCGAGCGCCCTTGCCGTGCTGCTGCGGCGCGAGCACCAACGGTTCAGCCGGCGTACGGCCCGACCACAGATCGTCGGAGGAGCCTTGGCCGAACCGGCGCCAAAAGTCTGGTGGATAAGCTGCTTCATCCTTTCAGGATTGCCTTGCGCGCTCGAGCTTCACGCTGTCGTGATCAATCGGCCCGAAACTGCCTGGTCAGCGAGCGCTCAGTTGTCCGTGGACGGCCGGGCAAGCCGGGGCGTGACTGGCAACCCGCTTTTTGATAGAATGTTGCCGTTGCCCCACGACCGTCGCCGGTTTCGGCGCCGACAGTCCAAACGATGCGAGCCATGCGGTATCGCCTGTATCAGTTCCTGACGATCGCCTGGGAAATCCTCTATTTAGCTTGCAGGGGCGTTGTCATGTGGTCCAGTGGCGGCGCTGATCTCTTGGGAGACACGTGGATCACTCGAAAGTTCGCGGCCGCGTGCTGTGCCATATTTTTGGCGGCGCTATGTTATCTCTTGTGGGGTACTTACGTCGAACCCGGATTGACACCGTTTTTGACCGATCTCTTGATGGCCACGGTCGGCGCCGCTCTTGCAGCCCTTGCCGTGAAGCCGTTGGCGCAGCTTCCGGAAAGAATTCGTGCCCGGAGGCTGATGAAAGCCCTGACTCGCCGCAGCCGGACCCATGCAGGACGTTTTGCGCGGAGATGACGGGAAGTGGTTGCTGCCGATCGCCGCCTTACCGCGGTGTCCGCACTAATGCGCGTCATCGGATTTCCGTAACTGGCGCAGCAGCTCGTAACCACCGCTGGCGGCCACGCCAGGCAGGCTTCGGACTGCAGGATTGGAGGCATTCAGCGTCGGGTATCCGAGCGGAGAGCTCATCACAGGCTTCGTGTTGAGCCTGCCGAGCGCATTGCGGGCTGACGCATTTTCGATTTCCCTTGCCGTGTTGGTCGCGCCCCCGCCACCAAGCATTGCGCCAACAATGCGGGCCTGCGGTTCATATTTGGTGTCCTTGGCAAGGTATCCGGCACCCTCACTACCAATCGCAGGCGCGACCATACGGGTAACCAGCTGCTCGGGAAGCTTTTGAACTGCCTTCGCCGCAAGCTTTGGAGCGAGCATTCCAGGCCCGATCAACGCCGAGCTATACTCGCCAACCGTATGCGCGACACGGCCATAACCCGTCTTCGGCTGATAGAGCGGCCCCATGACGCTTTCAAAACTCGATCGAAGTTGATTCGAGGTTGGGGCATCGGAAAGGTGGGTAAACTGCGACACCTTGGAAGCGATGTTCCTGAGCTGATCCATCTCCGGCGTGGTCGAGGTCGAGAAATCGTCGAGCGAGGCCGAGATGCTGTCGAGGTTTTCATGATTTTTCGCGCTGAATCAGCTCAGGCATCTGTTCGCGCGCGACGCCGTTCGGCGTAGGTACGCTCACGGTGTTGGTGTCCGTGGCCAGGCGGGTCACGCGCTTGTCATTGAAATTTCCGAGCGCGCTGCCGGACTAAATGTTAGACTTTCCTGCTGACCCATGGGCCAAAGCTGCTGTTGAAGCCTTCTGCCACCGTGGACGGCCGGGGCAGGGCGGCTCTTGCTCGACCACCGGCGTCATCGTCGGGAGCGGCGGCGATTGCGGATCGAGGGTGCCGTGAGATACAGCCTTGATGAGATCGCGAGCTACGCAATCAAGGGCGGCCAAATCGCTGTCTTCGCTGCCCTGGGCCTGGTCCTGACCGCGATCATGCTCGGCTCCGCCTGCCACAATTTGCGGTCTTTGCCGCGTGGTCTCATCCGGTGGGGCGCGGCGGCACTCGCCGTCCTGGCGTTCGAGGCGCCGTTCCTGTGGCTGGCCGGAGTTGAACCCGACGTCTCATGGGGCGAGTTCGCGGGGGCGATTGTCCTGGGCGTCGTCGGCTTCATGCTCACCGTCGGCTGCGCTCTCGCCCTGATGGATCTGGCAGGCCTGCTGGCATGGCTGGCGGGGCCATCCGGTAGATTCCGCCCGCTGTGGTGGAGCGGATTGAAGCTTGAAGACATAAACCCCCAAGGCGAAAAAGCGCTGCCTGGTCCTGACTGGGTCTGGGCCTTGGCCGTGCGCATCGTGCAGCTTGTTTTTCTGGTGTGATGACCTCGCCTCGGGCGACTGTTCCGAATAGGTCGGGCAACAGCGTTCGCGGAGCGCTGTTGCCCACTGTGCCCCTTGCAGCGCGTCGTCGCGCGCGTTCGTTTCGATTGCTGAGCCGGTGCGCGTTTTTGAAAATGTCCTTCACCGGAAACGCCGTCGTGTCAGGAGGCGTAAGATGCGCAAACCTTGCTGCAGAAGCTCGTAGGGCGGATCGCGATCCGCCATCATGAATCGCCAAGATGCCGGGTTACGTCTTCCGCCTTCGCTCTTCGAACTCCGGCGGACAAGTCGGCTCCAATGAATGTACACGCCGATGATGCACGTCCCGGCGACGTGTGTACCGATAAGGCCCCGGAACGGCGCGAGGATCGCGCCGACGTTGGCTCGGCCTCCAAATTGCTGGTCGCTCCCGCAGCCGCGAAGCACGCAAGCTTGATCGCTGCCGGCCCTGACGATCAGCCGGTTTTTGATAGAGTAACCTAATTGTCCGTGGTGCCGCCGGTTTTGCCGCCGATAACGCGAATGATGAGGCCATGAAATTTTGCCTTCACCAGTTCGTGATGCCCGCCAGCCAACTTGGCATCGTGGTTGGCGCGATCGGGCTCAGCGGGGGTCCCGATGGGGGCGTGGTGCTGTGTGGAACGCTCCTGGCTACAATGGCCGCTGCTACCGTCATCGGTTTGCTGGACCTGTCGCGCAGGCTCCTTCGATGGAGCGTGGCGGCGCTTTATGCCGTGGCCTTCGCGACAATATATCATTTTGCATGGAGCGACGAAACCAGAGCGCCGACGCTGATTATTTTCGGCATTGTTATTGGCATTTACGGCTGCCTGCTCGTCGCCTGCAGTGTTGCTAGCGTGAGGCGGGCGGCCAACATGAAAGGCGACAAGGCCCGCGAGCCGATATTCGGCCCCAGGGCACCTGAATTTGCGTTCAAGGTTCTCTGTCAATTGGCAGCGGGCTTTCTTTCCATGTAACTTGGTTGCTCTCACTGTCGGTGGTCTCAACTCGGTCGGCGGCGTGGTCTTTGTGAGGGATCGCGGTCGCCGAAGCGACGATGTTGTGACAGCGTTCCGAGTGTATTGATGGCGTGACTGCTTCTCGAACCTTCGAGCAGGAGCACCCGGATCTGCTGCGGTGTTTGCGATCCGCTTGAGCGCAGACTCCCGGTTCAGGGCGCGAATTTGCGGATGATGGGAGAAGCGGCCGCCTTTAGCCCGGCCCAGCCAAGCGGAGCGAACGGTACCGCGGCGCCGAACAACGCGCCGTAGCCGGCTCTTTTCGCGGCGTTGGTGGCGCGTTCTTGCAGGCCGTTGCCGTCCCAGCTGCCTGCGAATCCGTTGCGCACCGCACTATCGATTGCAGAGGCGGCCGCACGCTTCAGCAGGCCGGCTTCAGCGGCAAGGAAGCGCGCCGCGGTCACGCCGTGGCTTGCGAGGCCAACCCCCGTACCCGTGCCGCCAAGAGTTTCAAGTCCCGTTCCGAGCCAGCCGGTGTTCTCGCGCGACTCGTCATCGAGCAGATCTTCTCGGGCCTTGGCATAGTCGTAGCCTTCCCAATAACCCGTGCCATGCCTATACATCTCGATCGGGGCGAGCATCAAGCTGGCCAACCTATTGTCGGTGCCAAGCAAAAAGCCGTGCGTGAGTCTTTTCGTGTATCCATTTTGCAATGGAGCACCAGCTTGCTTCAGTCTTGCGATCTCGTCGATCGCCGCCTGCCGATATTTATCCGGTGCTGTTTGCGGCGTCGACGCCGGATTCGGCGGGCTGAAAATCTTGCCGATGAGCTGTTGCAACTTCCCACGATCGCCCATGGCTGCGGCGATATCGGTCTCGGTCACGCCTTTCATCCGCAGTGCGTGCGCAGTCAGATTTTGCTCTGTCAGCGCCGGCATGCCGCTAACGCCACCGGGGGCGGCCACAAATGGATTTCCGCCTGGCGCTTGCGCCCAGCTCGGCAGGCCTGCGGGCTGCCGATCGCCCTTGCCGTGCTGCTGCGGCGCGAGCACCAACGGTTCAGCCGGCGTACGGCCAGACCACAGATCGTCGGAGGTGGCCGGAGCCTTGGCCGAACCGGCGCCAAAAGTCTGGTAGATAAGCTGCTTCATCCTTTCAGGATTGCCGATGGCTGCGGCAATATCGGTCTCGGGCACGCCTTTCATCCGCAGCGCATGCGCGGTCAGGTTCTGCGCCGTCAGCTGCGGCGCCGCGCGAGGGGGATCGGGGAATCCCGCGGATGGCGTCATCGCCGGCGCTCGCGCCCAGCCTGGCACGCCTGCGGGCGGCTGATTGCCGGTGTCCGGCCAGCCTGATTGCGCCGGCGCAGTCCACCCGACTTGCGGCACCGTCGCCACCGGCGCGAATGGCGCGCCCGGCCAAGAAAGGTCCGGGGCGGCGGGGGCCTCGGCCGGACGCGGGCGAGGCAGCGGTACGGCCGTAGGCGACCGGCCGCGCGAAGAAGCGGCGACGTCCGTTGCGAGGTCTGGTCCGGTGAGACTCAGCGGCGCTGGCGGCAGCTGCGACCACGCCTGCTGGTTCATTCCATCAGCGGTCGGCGCGAAGCCGAATGGTGTCGGCTGCCGGCCGTCCGGACCAGGCGTCGCACCATTGAGAATCCCCGGCCCATCATTGAGCAGTCCCGGTCGTCGGAATAGATCGTCAAGTAGGCCCATGAGCTACCTCCAAGCAGGCCAAGCCGAAGGCCCGGCCGGTCTGCGTATTGCTGGCGTGTGTGATGGTGAACGATCCATTTGCGATCGCGCGGTTGATTTTTGTCCGGTCGGCTTCATTGCCCGAACCGGTCACCGCTTCCCCTCCAGCACCACATCCGGCTCGATGCCGCCGATAAAACTCCACGCCGTCCCCGCCGGAATCCGGCAGCGTGCCCGCGCATAGCGCGTCGATTTGAGCAGGTTCACTTTTCCGGTCAGCGCGTTGATCGCGCTCTCGCCGGTAAAGATCGGCGTGGCCTGCTGGGTGTCGCGAAACGACACCGAGCCGTACAGCAGCGGCGCGTCGGTGACGGGGCGGAAGCCGCGCACCTTGATCCTTGTGCCGTCGGTGCCCTGTTCGGCGGTGTCGAGGGTAGCCTGCAGATTGCCGCCGCGGAAAAAATTCAGCGTATGCAGGGAATCGAAGGCGGCGATCTCCGGCGTGGTCGAGGTCGAGAAATCGTCGAGCGAGGTCGTCAGCGCGTCGAGCGAGGCCGAGATGCTGTCGAGGTTTTCCAGCGCCAGGCCCGGTTGCGACAGTTGCAGCAGATATTCGCCGCTGATCTTGATCGGCGTGAAACGGTCGAGCACCCAGTCGTAGCACAGGATCTTGTCGAACTGGTTGGCGGTGCCGTTGGCGGATTTATAGGCCCACAGGATGCGCGAATTGCGCGGGGATCGGCGCCGATCAACAGCTGCAGATACCGCCTGAACGCAGAACCAGATTATCGAACTGCACTAACCGCCATTGCAGCGAGGGCGGCAAGCGCGGATGCTATTTCCGTCTTGAATTAGCGCCGAGGTTCTGTTGTCGGCTGCCTCGAGCTAGGCGTAACGTCGCCCTTTATTCCGGTCCCACCGGTTTCCCCTGGGCCTTCCGTATAGCCCGGATTTCAGCGCCCATTTGGCGGGCGTGCTGCCGCAGCGATTCGATCTCGGACGGCGTCAGTCGAGCCGAATCCTGTGAGGTATTTGGCTTCGCTGTCGGTAAGTCCTTCGAATCCGTGGCCATAGGTTGCTTTCCACCAGGGCTCGAGTTGCGGAAGCTTGTCACGCAAGCGTGCCAGGGTCGTCCTGGTCGGCGCCAGTATGTGGCTGAAGCGGCCAGCCATCAAGGTTGTTGCCCCAAGCACGTTGCCACCGCCGACGGCGATGTGGCTGTGCAGATCGGCCAGCGTGCCGCCCATGGTCACGGCATCATCGGCCAGCAGATGGTCGGCACCGGGTTGGACGTTGCCGTCGAATTCGGCACCGTTTTGCATGCGGTAGGCGGCGCCCTCGCCGGTCCGGAAGGCGCGGTTCGCCTGCATGATCTCGTTGTCGACGGGGAGCCCGAGCGTGCCCGCCAGTTCGTGCGCATAGACGCGCGGCAGGGCGTTGCGCCCGCTCGCTTCCTCGGCATGGACCGGAACAACGGTCGGACGCCGGTCACCAATTAATTTCTGCAGCTTGGCCATCGCGCGCTCGTCGATCGCATCGTCGACCACCCGCATGGCGGCGCGGGTGTCACCTGCCTTTGCTGCGGTATAATCGGGATGCTCCGTGATGCGCATCGGGCTGTTTGGGGGCCGTTGGACCACGACCTGCGGGAAATTGTCGCGAAACGGAACCCGCAACCCTGGTCGCAGCGAATTGGCTTCGGCCGGGACGGCGCCGGGACCGCCCGTTAGCAGCAAAGCCAGATCCGCCGAACGATCGATTACCTTCGGGTTTATGCGGCCGTCCGGTCCCGCCATCGAAATATTGCCTTGTTCGACATCACCGTGGCCGCGCTGGCCATGCCTTGCGCTGCTTGCGGAAGGAAGTTCGTCAGCGTTTCTGACAGGCGCCCTTCTTCACGTTCGCCGGCAGTAGAGCATTTCCTACGCGCGCCCGATTCGGCAGAATGCAGACGATGTCGACCTTTTGCACGCGGCGTCTGGCGGTTGCTCAGATGCGTGCACGCCATAACCGGCGCCAGCAGCCGGGAGAGCACGGGCTATTCCGTGTCGCCCTTTATTGCTCCGGCGCCACCGATTTCCCCTGGGCCTTCCGGATCGCCCGGATTTCGGCGCTTTGCCGGCGAGCGTGCTCCCGCAGCGAGTCGATCTCGGATGGCGTCAGTCGAGTTGAGGCTGGCGAGGTATTTGGCTTCGCTGTCGGTAAGTCCTTCGAATCCGTGGCCATAGGTTGCTTTCCACCAAGGTTCGAGTTGCGGAAGCTTGTCACGCAAGCGTTCCAGGGTCGTCCTGGTCGGCGCAAGTATATGGCTGAAGGGGCCGGCCATCAAGGTTGTTGCCCCCAGCACCTTGCCACCGGCGATCGACATGATTTTTCGCGCTGATTCAGCTCAAGCATCTGTTCGCGCGCGACGCCGTTCGGCGTAGGTACGCTCACGGCGTTGGTGTCCGTGGCCGGGCGGGTCACGCGCTTGTCATTGAGCTTTCCAAGCGTGCTGCCGGACTGAATGCCAGAACTTCTTGCTGACCTATGGGCCAAAGCTGCCTCTGAAGCTTTCTGCCATCGTGGACGGCCGGGCAGGGCGGCTCTTGCTCGAACACCGGCGTCATCGTCGGGAGCAGCGGCGATTGCGGATCGAGGGTGCCGTGAGATACGGCCTTGATGAGATCGCGAGCTACGCAATCAAGGGCGGCCAAATCGCTGTCTTCGCTGTGCCGCTTGCAGCGCGTCGTCGCGCGCTTTCGTTTCGATTGCTGAGCCGGTGCGCGTTTTTGACAATGTCCTTCACGGGAAACGCCGTCGCGTCAGGAGGCGTAAGATGCGCAAACCTTGCTGCAGAAGGTCAGCCCGGCGCGGCGGCCAGGGATCAGTTGGTTGATTGGGCGAGGTATCTTGGTTGCTTTCATCGTCCAAATGCTGTGCCGGCACGCCTCGAACACTGCCGGGTGCTGTCGCGAATGGATTTCCGCCCGGCGCTTGCGCCCAGCTCGGCAGGCCTGCGGGCTGCCGATCGCCCTTGCCGTGCTGCTGCGGCGCGAGCACCAGCGGTTCAGCCGGCGTACGGCCCGACCACAGATCGTCGGAGTGGCCGGAGCGTTGGCCGAACCGGCGCCAAAAGTCTGGTAGATAAGCTGCTTCATCCGTTCAGGATTGCCGATGGCTGCGGCGATATCGGTCTCGGGCACGCCTTTCATCCGCAGTGCGTGCGCAGTCAGATTTTGCTCTGTCAGCGCCGGCATGCCGCTAACGCCACCGGGGGCGGCCACGAATGGATTTCCGGTCGGCGGTCGCGCCCAGCTTGGCAGGCCGGCAGGCCGATACCGCGAAAACCGATATTTCGTGGCGACAGATTGCGTCTCATGGCATATTTACATCGAAATGGATTGTCGCCGGCTGTGGCCGGCATTTTCATCGGCTGCGCGTTGATGGCCAGCGGCGCGTTGTCGTGAAGTGGATTGTGGGATTCCCTGAAAGAATTCATTGCCGCGGCGCGGTTGAGATCCCCGATTATTTGATGGACGACACCATGAAGGATCCGGATCTGACCGATTCTGAACCGAACCAGCAGGAGCCAGAATACTACTCGCCCTCCGAGTCGTACCCCAGGGGGACCTGGGGTTTGTTTCTCGATATCGTTCGCTGCATTGTTCTGTCGCCCTGGTACCTGGTCAAATTTGCGTGGCTCTTGGTGTGTATTTGGTCGGGAGCTACGACGGCCAGGCCAGGAGAAGTGTTTTACGGGTACGTCATACTGTGGTTGATGCTGTGGTTGTTTTTTGGATTCTTGGATTGGGTTGAATCTCCCAGTCCTCACTGACTGCGGTTCTGATCGAATCAGCGGCCGGACCTCGGTAAGTTCGCTCCCGAAGGATATGGGATCCGTGCCAATTTGCCTCGGTTCCGTAGCGGTTATCACTGTTGTCATACGCGATGGCGAATCTGGAGGTCAACGGAGTGGTCCCCGAGGGTGACAAGCGCGCCGCAACCTCGCGGCGTGTGCAAAGGCCACCGCAGCCGCGGCAATATCAAGAGTTTCCGCCCGCTCCCATTTGTGGGCTCTGCTGATGCCTGGTTACCGACGGCCCCGCCGTTGCCAACGCGATTCACTCGGCATCATCCCAGGCCCTTTGAAGGGACTGGTGATGAGATTCGTTAAGCCCACCCAAAAGGCCGGTGATCCATGGTTGATCCAAATTCGGCCATGCGTAGCCGCTGCGGCTCATAGGCGAGCGCCTGATGAAATTATTATCGAGCTGACCAGTCACTGCGGGAATTGGAGCAGTTCGGATTTCCCTTGCCGTGTTAGCCGTGCCCACGCCACCAAGCATTGAACCGACAATGCGCGCCTGCGGTTCGTACTTGGTGTCCTTGGCGAGATATCCGGCGCCCTCACTTGTGAGCGCAGGCGCGACCATACGTGTAACGAGCCGCTCGGGAAGCCGCTGAACAGCCTTTGACAGGAGCTTTGGCACAAGCATCTCGGGTGCCGAGATCAACGCCGAGCCATACTCGCCAACCGTTTGGGCGACCTGGCCGTAATCCGTCTTCGGCTGATAGAGCGGTCCCATGACACTTTCAAAACTCGATCGGAGTTGATTCGAGGTCGGGGCATCGGAAAGGTGGGTGAACTGCGAAAATTTGGCACCGAAGTTCCTGAGTGAGTTCCTCTTGTTCGGATCGATCCCGAATTTATTGCCGAGGTAGTCGGTGGCGGCGGACGCAAGGTCCCTGCTATCCCCAAAGAGTCCGGCGAGACCGATTCCACTTTGTTCAAGGCCGCTAACGCCGGACCGTCCAACATCAGACAAGATGTCGCCCCACGATGGAGCATTCACATCATTGGCGATCGCTCTGTGGTAGTCGCCCCGCGTCGGCGATCGCCTGGGATCTTCCTCGCGCTGAACATTGGAACCGGGTCCATAATATTGGTTGAGAAGCTGTTGCAGCTTTTCAGGGCTGCTCCTTGCCTCGGCGATATCGGCCTCAGATACACCTTTCATCCGCAGCGCATGCGCGGTCAGGTTTTGCGCCGTCAGCTGCGGCGCCGTGCGAGAGGGATCGGGGAATCCCGCGGATGGCGTCATCGCCGGCGCTCGCGCCCAGCCTGGCACGCCTGCGGGCAGCCGATCGCCGGTGTCCGGCCAGCCTGATTGTGCCGGCGCAGTCCATCCGACTTGCGGCACCGTCATCACCGGCGCGAACGGCGCGCCAGGCCATGAAAGGTCCGGGGCGGCGGCGGCCTCGGCCGGACGCGGGCGAGGCAGCGGTACGGCGGCAGGCGACCGGCCGCGCGAAGCAGCGGCGACGTCCGTTGCGAGGCCTGGTCCGGCGAGACTCAGCGGCGCTGGCGGCAGCTGCGACCACGCCTGCTGGTTCATTCCATCAGCGGCCGGCGCGAAGCCGAACGGTGCCGGCTGCCGGCCGTCCGGACCAGGCGTCGCACCATTGAGAAGCCCCGGCCCATCATTGAGCAGTCCCGGTCGTCGGAATAGATCGTCAAGTAGGCCCATGAGCTACCTCCAAGCAGGCCAAGCCGAAGGCCCGGCCGGTCTGCGTATTGCTGGCGTGTGTGATGGGGAACGATCCATTTGCGATCGCGCGGTTGAGTTTTGTCCGGACGGCTTCATTGCCCGAACCGCTCACCGCTTCCCCTCCGTCACGAAATCCGGCTCGATGCCGCCGATAAAACTCCACGCCGTGCCGGCCGGAATCCGGCAGCGCGCCCGCGCGTAGCGCGTCGATTTCAGCAGGTTGACTTTTCCGGTCAGCGCGTTGATCGCGCTCTCGCCGGTGAAGATCGGCGTCGCCTGCTGGGTGTCGCGAAACGAGACCGAGCCATACAGCACCGGCGCGTCGGTGACGGGGCGGAAGCCGCGGACTTTTATCCTTGTGCCGTCGGTGCCCTGTTCGGCGGTGTCGAGCACGGCCTGCAGGTTGCCGCCGCGGAAGAAGTTCAGCGTATGCGCCGAATCGAAGGCGGCGATCTCCGGCGTGGTCGAGGTCGAGAAATCGTCGAGCGAGGTCGTCAGCGCGTCGAGCGAGGCCGAGATGCTGTCGAGGTTTTCCAGCGTCAGGCCCGGTTGCGACAGTTGCAGCAGATATTCGCCGCTTATCTTGATCGGCGTGAAACGGTCGAGCACCCAGTCGTAGCACAGGATCTTGTCGAACTGGTTGGTGGTGCCGTTGGCGGATTTATAGGCCCACAGCACCCGCGAATTGCGCGGGTCGGCGGCGCCGATGAACAGCTGCAGATTGGCCTTGTCGAGGTCGGCGAAGAAACTGCGGTCGATCCGCTCGCGCCCGATCGGGGTCGGGAAGCCGCCGGGGTCGATGCGATGAAAACCCTGCGTCGAAAAGAAGAAGATGCGCTCGCCGGCGCGCACCAGCGAGTAGGGGCCGAACAGCCCCTTGTCCTGCGATATCCGCTCGATCTGGAAGATCACCGGCGAACCGGGAACATAGGTCATGCGGCGGATCGCCTGGTCCTGCAGGATCACCCCGGTCTCGCCGCCGGCCACGCCGCGGACGATGCCGCCGTCGGGCAGGTCCTGGAAATCGGATGAATTGATTCCCGGCGTCCAGCTGGTGGCGCCGTTGACGTCGTTGAGCCCGGACCATTGCACCCGCTGCGGCGTGGTCAGGAGGCCGGACAGCACGACGAAGCGGCCGACGATGTCGATATAGCGCGCCTGCGGCGGTGCGCCGGCAAGATCCGCGAACGCGGTCGAGGTGGTGATGTCGAACACCTGCGGCGCGATATTGGCCTGCACCGCGATGACGAGGTTGTTGAACTGCACGAAGCGCCATTGCTCGCCGCTCGAGATCGACGAATAGGGCCCGCCGGCCTTGGAGACCTTGCTCCAGGCAAAGGAGGAATTGTTCATCACCCAGAGCTCGGTCGCGGTGGCGGCGAAGATCGTCACCGAGCCGTCGGCCTTGTAGGCGACGAAGGCGCCGCGGCACTGCGCGCCGAGCGACAGCGACAGCGCGGTCAGGCTCGGAAACGGCCCATAGCCGTCGCCGCGCGGCACCACGTTCTGGACGTTTTGCGTGGTGGCGGCCTCGTAATCCGAGACGTCAGGGCGCCATTCGCCGAAAGCGAGCAGGGGCATGGGGGGTTGTCCCGTTCAATGGAAAGCTTGCGTGGGATAGCGGACGGCGAGCGGCGTTATGCGCTCCGCATTTGGTCGAGGCCGCGTGTGGCGCAGGACGAATTAGCCGCGTTGTCCGCCCTGGCTCGAAGACCGAAGGTGGAAGGCGCAATCCGCCGTCCAACTCGGCCAAAATGATGAGAGAGCTGGGTTTCGCCGCGCTTTGGAGCGCTTTCCACTTAGCTGGGATCGTGTGGTCGGCACTGCATCCGAGTTCGTCATGGCCGGGCATAGCCGTCCGGAGGACGGCGTCGCTTCCGCTCGCCTATGCCCGGCCATCCACGCCTTCTCTCATCGGTGCCGCAAGACATGGATGCCCGGGACGTACGCGAAGACGCGCTTCGCGCTTTAGCCCGGGCATGACGAGCATATACGTCGGGTAATCTGGAAAACGCCCTGCCATCTTGCCGAAGCCGTCAGGCAGTTACACCGGCTCGGCCGCGTCGTTCTCCCGAGTTTGACGCTGCCGGCTCATGGCGCCGTGCCGCGCCCTCGCAATCACTTGAACTGCGGAACGACCGGGACGCTGATGCGCGGCGGCGGTATCGAGGCCATCTTGGGCAGGTTCTGGCTCGGGTTCAACCCGGGGTCCATTGCGCTCAATGCAGCACCGTTCAGTCGGCCCGCGCCGAAATGTCCCGTTGCGACCGATCCTCCGGACTGCCCAACGCCGCCTCGGGCAAATGAAGCGGCAGGCGCGGCCAGGACCATGAACATTGCGATAGCGACTTTTACCGGGGTGTTCGACATGAGAATACTCCACTCTGATTCACTGGAGGCTGAGAAGCGTAAGGCTCATGTAGGCGCGCAGCCCGTCGGCACCACTAAATTGTATTTAATGAGGCACTCGGGAACTTCTTTGCGGTGGAGTTCGTGCCTTACCCTTGAGCCGGATCCGGAGGCGGTCATGGCTGGCAGGGGCTCGTAGGATGGGTTGAGCCCTTTGCGAAACCCATCAACCAGAATGAACGAGGGAGATGGGTTTCGCGGAGTTATCATCGGGCCGGCCGAAGACCGGACCCGGTGGCTCTACCCATCCTGCGTGCCGGACGTTCTGCGTGGGCGGCCTTGTGGAGCGGGACGTCAGGGTTTCTCCCTGATCGACGCCTATGGCTATCGCCACGTCCAGACCATTCAGACCGGTCCCGATGTCTTCCTTCGAATCGCCGTCGACCGCTTGATGACCTGTTCGGCATCGGTGTAGCGCCGTTGATCCTTGTAGAGACCGGCCAGGTTGTCCAGAACACCTGCGAGATCCGGATGGTCCGCACCGAGCGTCTTCTCGTAGGTGGCCACCGACTGCTTGAAAAGTCGCTCGGCATCGGCGCTGCGCCCCTGGCGCGCGTAAAGCTCGGCCAGGTTGTTCAGCGCCTGCGCGACGTCGGGATGGTCGGGTCCGTACGCCTTCTCGGTCACGATCATCGCTCGCTTGAGCAGCCGCTCGGCATCGGCGTAGCGATGCAGTTCGGTGTAGGCAACGGCCAGGTTGCTCATCATCACCGTGGCTTCGGGATCGTCGGGACCGAGCGCCTTCTCGAAGATGGCCAGGCCCCGCTGGAACATCGGCACGGCCTGGTCGTATTTGCCCTGATGGCAGTAGACGGCGGCGAGGTTGCTCAGCGCCATCACGCTCGACGGATCGTCCGGACCGAACGCTTTCTCGCCGATCGCGAGCGACCGCTTGAGCAGCCGCTCCGCTTCCGGGTAACGCTTTTCCGCGCGGTAGAGATCGCCCATATTGTTCAGCGCCATGGCGACTTCCGGATGATCCGGACCGAGCGTCTTCTCGTGGATGGCCAGCGAGCGCTTGTACAGCGGCTCGGCAACGGCGTATTGACCCAGATTGTAATGAATGGTGCCGAGGTCGTTCAGCGGCATGGCGACGTTGGCATCGTCGGGGCCGAACTCCTTTTCGCGAAGCGCCAGGGACTTCTGGGCCAGTGGCAGCGCTTCCATGTACTTCCCGGCCTGGTAAAGTTCCTTCATCTGCCGTGTGAGCGTGCCCGCCTCGTCCTCCGCGGCCCAGGCTGGCGCGCCCGGCGACAGGCCCAGGGCGAGCGCGGTGACCGCCATACAGATCGATGCTTTCAGGGCCTTCATCGCGCATTCCTTGGTCACGGTTGCTCGGGATCTATGCGCATTTGTGCATCCGGAGGCCGGACAGGTTCAATGCCGGCGCGGTAAGCACGCCATGTGACCGCTCCTGGCACGCAGGCGTGCAATCTGGAAATCATCAATTCTGCGGAGGTTTCCGATTTTGAGACTTCGTAGGGCGCGGATCAGGATCCGCCGTTTTGAACGCCGAGATGGGCGGGTTACGCCTTCGGCTTCAACCCGCCCTACGCTCTCTGGACGTTCTGCGTGGTGGCGGCCTCGTAATCCGAGACGTCAGGGCGCCATTCGCTGAAGGAGAGGAGGGGCATGGAGAATCCGGGTTTGTTACAGGAGGGCGTATCTACCGAAGGACGGGCAACCATTCCAGCGGCTGTTTATACACTTCGCGAACACGCATGGATCGGATAGGTTGAGCGGGATTGATCCCCGCAACTGGAGATTCGCATGCCTACTGAGCAAGAGATGATGCACGCCGAACGTCACAAGGCGTTCATGGAGGGTGATTTTCCGGGCCAACGCCCTGGCGCTTCCGTCCCCGCCGAGTTCAGGATGGCTAATGCGGCCGAGTATTCGGCTTATCAATTGGGTCAGATAAATCAAAGCTTGAAGAAACTTGTCGCGATTTTCGAGAAGGGCACCAAGTAACCCACGCCTCTAAGGCCGCCGAAAGCGACAATCCCTGATCTATGAATTCATCAAGGTCAGGGCGCTTTGGTTTCATCACTTCCTCAACGTGTTTCACGCTGGAGTCTTTGCACATGGCAGTCCTCATTCGCGAGTGTCCGCATTGCCCAGCCGAACACTCGTCATTCCATATCACTTGGAATGGTCCGGTGCCGCCGCACCTAAATATTTTCAATTGTATTGCCGTTTGCGGCGCATGCGCCGGGCCAATTTGCTTTCGAGCCGCTCATGCCAACAGCGCACAACCGGTGGGACACGGCGGCAACATCGAGCCAGGCTGGAGGGTCGGGAAGACTTGGCCAGAACGATCTGCGGTTAGTGCACCGCCTCACACCCCCGGACCGGTGAAGGCAAGATATCTCGAAGGCGAAGATGCGTTTAGCAGAAGGAAGTGGAATTCAGCCGTGGCGATGTATCGATCTGCCCTCGATATCGCGACCAAGGGTATGCAGGGCGCTCCTGCGGGAACGTTTTTTAAGCGCCTTGAATGGCTACATGAAAACCACGCCATTACGCCGGACATTAGGTCTTGGGCTGACCACGTTAGAGTTGAGGGCAACGCCGCCTTGCATGATCCGGACGAATTCGCAGAGGGCGACGCGAAAGCGCTCCGGTTCTTTACCGAGATGTTCTTGCGATATGTCTTCGAACTACCCGGAGCCGTTAGGGAGTTTCGAGGGGAAGCTCCGCAGGATACGCCGCCGGCGGGCTAACTTATTGATTGCCCGTTAAGCAATTGCGCAAGGTTGTGAAATTCTGCAGGTTAACCAAAAGTGACGCTCTATTTACGACTTGGGGGGATCGCCAATGCCGCCGCCAAATGCGGACTTTTCCTTTCGTATTACTTTCAAGAAGGGGCAGGGCAACCCAAGGCGCATATTTGACGCCGCTGGGGAGCTAATTGACGGTTTTAGCCAGCTAGACGAGGCTGTTGCCGGCTCCGTCGATGCCAAATTGCAGCCACTGATGGTCTTGGAAGATATCAAGGCCGGATCGATCCGCGTTTTTCTGAGCAGCATTCTAAAGAAAATCGACGATGAGGGTTTGAGACAAGGCGAAATCAAAAAGGCTATAGGCCCGGCGCTCGTCGATGCAAAGTATGCGGCGATAGGCTGGCTCGATAGGGACAAAGAATCAGCTGGTCGCGGCGCGATTGAATTGCGCGAAACACTTCGAGGCTTGGCAGCAACGAGCGATTTACGGCAACTTGGTGATTACGCTCCGATACATGAGGCCAAACTTATAACCGCTCTTGATTCGTTGCAGAATGCGAAGAGGCTGCTAGGTCCTAAAGACAGACTGATGTTGGAGGCTCCGGGTCACGCGCCCTACAAGGTGGACCTGACGAAAACTTGGGACCCATCTGATGTAATTCCTCTTCCAATAACCACGACGGAAAGACATAGCGAGGGTGAAATCATCCTGACCATTCGTAAACCAGACATGGTTGGGGAATCTAAATGGCAGTTTACGCGCGGCAAGGTCCCTATCTTCGCGAAAATCTCAGACGAGCAATGGTTGACGCGCTTTCACAGCCGCAAGGTAATCGGGTTGCACTCCGGGGACGCAATGCGGTGTAAAGTCAGGTTCACCTACATTTTCGACGACAAGGGAACAATGATCGAAGAGCAAATCGAAGTCACCAAGATTATCGAAATCTTAAAGGGCTCAGGCGACGAGCAATTGACCATCCCGGTTTAACGCTTGCGGTCTAGCGGCTAGCCCGACGATTTTTTCCCATCTACGTCATGGCATCGGACTGGGGCGTTTCCAGCCCCTTGAGTTGCCGAAATATTTGACCCACTAACTAAAACTCCGTCCCTTTGATCCGCCCCGTCGCCATCCGCGCCGAGGTCTCGGAGCGCAGCCCGTCGAGCAGCACAGGGATCTTGGTCGCCATCCTTTGCGCATTCTGGTCGTCTTCCAGCACGTCCATGTAGAGCAGCATTTTCGCGTGACTCCTCACCAGTTCTTCGGCGTCGTCGGTCCAGGCGTTGCTGTCGCCGTCGGCGAGATCCGGCAGCCGGTAGAAGGCGTGCAGGCGCATATTGTAGGCGGCGCCGGGCGTCGGCCACAGCCGGATGCTGTTGTCGACATACGTATAGGCGGTCGGCTTGCCGCCGCCGCTCATGCCGCCGGCGATCACCTCGAAATCGTCCGGCTCATAGCGGTCGAGCGGGGTGATCGACTGGTTCTGCGGCAGATACAGCGCGTCGATCCGCACGATGTTCGGAATGACGGCGAGATCCGCCGCGCCATAGGCCACCTGGCCGATCACGGTGTTGAAGGTGAGGTTGCGGCTCTGGTTGAACCAGAACCGTTCACGGGCGTAGAATTTGAGGGCGTCGGAGACGACGTTGGCGATCTGGCTTGTCAGGTCGTCGCGCGTCAGGTCGCTTGCGATTCTTGCCTTGAGTTGCGCCAGCGTTCCCATCGGTCAGCTCCGTGTTGTCGGTTTGCGCGGTCGGGTGAGGGGCCGGGGGCGGCGACTGCTCAAGGACAGCGGCCGCCCCCGCGTAGTGGAGCCAGAATTCCAACGGATCAGCGATCGTTGTCCGGGATGTAGCCGACGACGATCACGCCGGATCCGGTGGTCGCGCCGGCCGTCGAAATCACCTTGGCCTGGACCTTGGTATCGGTCGCCATCAGCAGCGAGACGACCTCATCGAACGGGATGAACCCGATCGTGCCGAGAGCGAGAACGGTGGCCCAAAGGTCCGTGCCGGCGTCGGTCGACGGCCCGATGTCGAGCGTATTGGTGGTGCCGCCGTTGAAAGCGACGTTCACCATCACGCCCGAGATGGGCTTGATGATGAGGGCGCCGGCGGGAAGCGTGCCGACGTCGATGGTGAGGCCATTGTCGGCGAAGGTGAACCGCTTCCGAAGATAGTGGAAGCACTGGTAGGGAAGTTGGCGGGCAGTCGTGCCCGGGGTTCCGGTCGGCATGTTGAAAATCCTTCGGGTTTGTTTTGGAGATGGATCGCGGGTACCGCGCGGATCGATCTGGCCCGCGCGGTTTACGTCGGCGCTTAGCCGTGTGCCACGGCGTAGGTGGTAGCCACGATGGTGCCGAAATCTTCGGCGTTGAAGGTGGCCTTCTTCAGCCCCCAGATGGTCTGGGTCGAGACGCCGAGTTCGCGCTCGTAGTCGAACAGTTCCTCGACCCATTTGTAGTTGACACCGTCGGAAAACTCCTTGCCGAAGGCGATGGCGCCGGCCTGCGCGCCGCAGAACACCGCGCGGCGCGTGTTCGTCTGCACCGCGCCGGCATTGGAGATGCCGTTCGGAATGCGGTTGGCCTTGTGCAGGATGGTGTTGTTGTATTCGCCGAGCGCGCCGCTATAGATCGGGCTCTTGCTGCCGGCGCCGCCGGCCAGCGCCGCCTTCTGGATGTCCAGCCATTGGCCGCTGCCGGTGTTGGTGCGCAGGTCCGTCACCTGGTAGTCGTGCAGGAACATCAGGTACTTGTTCTCGCCATCGACCTTG